TGTATTCTATGATCGGTCTTGGTATAGTCGCGCCTTGGTTCAGCCAGTCAATGGTTGGTGTAGTGATAAACAGTATTCTAATTTTATGGCACAGGTTGTTGCATGGGAAAAGAAAAAGCCAGTAACATTTATTAAGATGTGGTTATCAATATCAGAAGTTGAACAGCTTAACAGAATCAACGACCGCGAGCGTTCGCCTCTCAAGTATTGGAAGTTATCAGAGAATGATAAAATCGCGGTAGAAAAATATAACGCCATGAGTATAAAAAAAGAAACGATGTTTAATAATTGCAAACAATGGTTCTCTATAGATTATGATGACAAAAAATCGGGGCGGCTTGCGTTTATAAAAAGATTAAACAAGGAGCTAGAGAAGATCGTTTAAGCCTATAAAAATAGCGGTTTTTGAAAATAAAAATGTTAAAAAACCCTTGTTTTATAGGCTCAAAACGCCTTGACAAAAAAATGCGCGCGGCTTGATGGGGGCGGTAATGAGACTGATTCTCATTTGGAGCGCGCGCGCCCACCAATACGTAAACCTCAAGGTATTTTCAAAACGAAGACTACCGCACAACGCTGCGGGGTCATACACATAAGAAAAATTTTTCAAAATTTTGGTAATATTTCCTTTACATTTTGCTCGAAGTTGGTATATACTATGTCTTCGAATAATCGAAAAAGCAACGGAGAGAAAATTATGAAAAATTTAGTACTATTAGCAGCATTGGCCGCACCTTTAGCGGTTGCAGGCCCATACGTTACAGTTATCAATGACTTTGATTTGGATAAATTAGACCCAAGTGCAATCCCAAGCTCGTTTGACGATACTCAAACTGATCTACGTATCGGCTATGGCGGTAAATATGGCTATGTTGAGTACGGTCAGTACGGTTCTGGTTTTGATTTTGATACTGGCGACAGTGCAGAAGCAGGCTACAAAGTAAACCTTGGCGGTTTTGAAGTAAAAGGCAAAGTCGAAGGATTCAAAGTAGATGAATGGGACTGGGGTGTAGAAACTGAAGTACGATATAATTTCTGGTAAACCTTTCCTCTCAAAAGCCTCCGTTCTGGGGGCTTTTTCTTATCCCCTAGCAAAAATAATGCTTGACTTTACACCCTTAATCCACTATAATTTCTAACATGGCTAAAGAAGTAACTACAATATCCCCTGAAGGACTGGAAATAGCGAATAGTTATCTACAGTTCGGTAACATTCGTGCAGTGAGCGAACATTTGTGCGTGCCGGAAGATAAAGTAGTAGCTAACTTAAACTCTAGAGAAGTTAAACGTTATGTTGACACTGTATATTTAGACCTAGGTTACCGCAACAAGAACCAGATTGGGTCTGTACTAGACGAAATGATAGCCTCCAAACTAGAAGAAGCTCAGGAAACTGGGATTTACTCTAGCAAAGATCTTGCGGATTTGCTTCAAATGGCACACAAGATGCGCATGGACGAAATAAAAGCACAAGCCGAACTTGAAAAAGCACAATCGGGTAACATCAAAAATCAGACAAATGTCCAGATTAATGAGTCGATACCGTTTGGTCAAGGGAATTACGGCAAGTTAATGGAGAAACTACTAAGTGGCCCAACCGACTGATAGAGAATTAGAAGCTATCGAACTAGAACTACGTACACATGAAGTTCAATGCGACGAAAGATGGCGAACAACTTTTAAACGTCTCGAAGATATAGAAGGTACACTTCTGCGTATCGAGACAAGAACTATGACCCTTGGTGGAACAGTGATACTGTTTCTAGCAACCTTGGTAATTACGGTAGTAACTGGAGGTGCTCCATGAATATAAGCCAAAAAAGAGGACGTTTTGTTTTTATCGACAAAACTGGTAAGTTAAGAAAATTTAGTTCTTTAGACGCTGCTGTAGAAGCTGGAGGAGTTTGGGAAGATGATAGTATTAAAGTAAGTGGTGTCCCTTACTCTGTAACGAAACAAGATGTTAATTTTAAGGCTGATACAGCCAATGATGATTTAGGAGATGATTAATGGCGATTACAGCCGCAACCCTCACAACAACTGTAAGTGAGTCTATTACTTTAAATGGACAAACTTTTGGTAACTCTGTAACAAAAACACACACAGCTGTGAAAGACTTATTAACCCGTACAATCGTAGTGCCTCATGGCAGCACGATCACTAGTTTGTATACTGTAAGCACCACAGAAGGTGGTTCTGCTTTTTCACCTACAGACTTAAAATATGTACGTATCACAAATACTGATACTACTAATGCACTTAGCTTATTTATTGAAAATGAAGCAGGTCATGAAGTTCTATACAAGCTAAATGGTGGCTGCTCATTTATTATCAATGGACACGAAGATTCATTGATGGTAGAATCTACAAGCGGTACTGATTTAACTGGTGATAATGATGCTACATATGCAGCAGGTTCTGCAGCTATTGTATCTGTAAAAGCCCAAGCTTTTGGTAGTGCAAACGTAGACGTAGAATTATTTGTTGCATCAGCATAAGAGGTAAGTATGAAAAAAGCTTTAGTCCTGGTACTATGCTTTAGTTCATTTGTTTACGGACAGGACACTGATAGTGGTAATTCAAGTTCTCAAACAGGGGACTTGAATACTAACCAACAAGGTGCAACCGTAGACAGTAATAATGAGACCACTACTAATACTAATCAATACAATGGAGCAGGCAGTGCGAGTCAGATACCTGTAGCTAGTGCTGTCGCCCCCTCTTTAATGAGTGGCGGTAATGATAGTTGTTTGAAGAGTGTTTCTGGTGGTGTGTCTACTTTGCAGATTGGAATAAGCTCTGGCAAGTATGTGACAGACGAAGAGTGTGATAGACGTAAAGATGCTCAAATGCTTTTTACTCTGAACATGAAAATAGCTGCAATAACTCGAATGTGCCAGAGTGATAATATTTGGTTAGCTATGTTTGAAAGTGGAACACCTTGTCCCTTAATAGTAGGGGGAAAAGTTGTAGCAGGTAAGTCTGCTTTTGTTATGATGAAACGCAAACCCGAACTATTTGTTCGGAACTATAAGAAGAACAAGAAGTACTTCGATATTGCGTTAGGTATAAATAAGGAAACCGAGAATGGTCAAAAAGACACTAGTAATGGCAATAGCCGCAGTATCTCTGAGCGTTTCCGCTCAAACAAGTAATGGTACTTATATCCAAACTGGTGCTTTTGGAGGCTTAATAGATCCAGGCATAAATCCCTTACGCGCTGTAGGAGATTATATAGAAATCCAAGAGATGATTAACACAGCATCTTACATCAATACTCAAGTTTCAAACGCACAAGCAAGTGTTATTGAAATGAGTATGAATACCCCCCAAAATGCATCTTTAGCAAATGATGCAGTTGTACCTGTTGCAGGTCGTACAGATTCTCACAAAATAGACTTAACAGAAGTTGCCTACTATAACCAATCTATACTCGATACTGTGAATGCGAATTATTATTCTGCAGAACATTTACTTGTACAGAACTACGAAGAAAATATGGACCAAATGGATGCAGCTATAGATATGTTTAGTGACGCAGCCACTGAGATTAGCAAAGCGGAAGCAGTTTTTACTGAGGCTGTAAATGCTACAACTGACGAAGAACGCTTACAGTTACAGAATTATATTCGTGCAAATGATGTGCAAATTGATCAGTCCACTGTACAGACTTTCAACCAATCTTTAGATGCTATTGAAGACAGTGCTCAAGCAGCCTCTGCTTCTTTATGGGCATCTCAAGATGCAGGTGCTCTAGCAATGATTAACTATGATGCTCAAGCAACTTTATCTAATATAACTCAATCTACTGTTGCTTATGATGCTTGGACAGACCAGATGACAATTACTTGGGATAATGCAACTGATACTGTGCTGCAGGGTATGTTCTTTAATAATGAAGGCGCAGTAAATTGGACACAAGCCACTAATGAAATCTATGACGGGTTCTACGGTGATACACCTCCAGTTAGTATAAATGAAATGTACTCAGCATATTCGTATGGTACTGGAGAAGCATATGCAGCTTCAGGTCCAGGATATGATATAAATGCAAAGCTATATGACCCAGTACAACTAGCAACAGATGTTATACAAGTTCAAAACGCATCTTTAGACACAACTAACTATAATAATCAAAATGGAGCTTTGGGAAATCCTGGTCCTAACACAATGATTACAGGTGCGATACCTGGAGCAAGCGATGGAAACCCTGGCCCATTTAATCCAGACCCGACACTTAGCAGCCCAGAAATGCAAACAAGGCCGTTGCCGGTTACAAACCCGCAACCATAAGGAGTATAAATGAGTTTAGAAGATACTGAAATAAATGTGGGAGGCACCAGTTTTAAGGGTGCTCACATTGCCGTTGTTTTAGCCTTCATCACCACTATCAGTGGGGGAATTTGGGCAACTTCAGAATTCTTTTCCAGAGTAGCAGTACTAGAAGATACTGTGGCAGAAATACAAGAAACTATGCCAGATCTAGCACCTTTAGAGGTAGAGCTTGAGGCTATTAAAACAAAAATTGAAGATAACGATTTAGGACACTTGCAAGGTAAGCTTGCTGAGTTAAGTACTTTACTTACTACTATTCAAGCTCGTCAACAAGAAGTTCTGGACAACGCAGCTACTTCCAACAGTAAAGTAGCTACAATGGAAAAAGATTGGATAGAGGTACGAAATGAGTACAAAAAGATGGCAGATGCAATCAAAGGATTTGAAGATTCTGTCGGGAAGTTCAAGAGAGAGGTAGACGATCTTTGGAAAGGTCTAGATGCGGCGTCAAGCCCATTAGGATAAATACTATGCCATATCATTCAGGAAAAAAGAAAAAGAAGAAAAAAGGAAAGAAAAAACGTGGCTACTAAACGCAAGCCCCGTAAAAAAGACTCTCGTTTAAAGCGGGCGAGAGTCTCTGGGTACAATAAGCCTAGGCGCACTCCTAACCACCCCAAAAAGTCTCATATAGTTGTAGCAAAGGTAGGAAGCAAAGTTAAGACTATTCGTTTTGGGCAGCAAGGAGCTAAAACTGCAGGCAAACCAAAAGCAGGAGAGTCAGAGCGTATGAAAAAGAAACGTGCATCTTTCAAAGCACGTCACGCCAAGAATATTGCTAAAGGCAAAATGTCTGCAGCATATTGGGCAGATAAAGTAAAATGGTAACTAAAACCCGTAAAGTTCCAAAAGACAAAAAATCAGGAGTACCTAAAAAATATTTATCTGGTACTACAGGCTCTAAACGAGCAGAACTATCCAGGCTAATAAAAAGAATAGCCAAGCTAGCGAAGGAAGGAAAAACTATTCCACGTTCGTTAATTAAAAGGAGAGTTGAACTTGGCCGCAAGAAAAAGAAAAGCCCCGTCAAGAAAAAGAAAAGCACCCGCGCGAAAAAGAAAACCACTAAGCGCCGCTACTAAGGCTACTTTGCGAAAAAAAGCAAAGAACAAGAAAAGTGTTACTTATGGTATGTTAGCAAAAGTTTACCGTAGAGGACAAGGAGCATATCTAACTTCAGGCTCTAGACCGGGTACAAGTATGGCTGCTTGGGCAATGGGTAGAGTAAACTCTTTTATTCGAAGAGGTCACTCACAAGATAATGACTTGCGTAGGAAGAAAAAGAAATGAGATACAAAACTAAACGAGCTGCTAGAAAGGCTGCTAAACGCATTGGACTACGAGGTATTCACTCTCATGGTAGAGGAAAGAATAAAGTCTATATGGCAGGAAGTACTCATGCTGCCTTCGAAAGAGCAAAGAAAAGGAAGAAAAAATGACAGAAGAAACTAAGGTATTTCACCCTGCTGATACCAACGGTGATGGTTCTGTATCAAAAGAAGAAGAAGCAATGTACCTTGAGTTCAATCGTAAAGAACTAGAAGATGCAGATGCTATGAGAGATGCGCAAAGAAACATGACCTGGTTCGCACTAGCTGGCTTGCTTCTTTATCCCTTTGCTGTTGTACTAGCTTCTTTGAGTGGATTAGACCAAGCCCAGGCAACCCTAGGAAATATGGCACCTACATATTTTGTTGCTGTTGCAGGTATTGTAGCAGCTTTCTTTGGTTCTCAGGCACTAACATCAAAAAATAAAATAGGTAAATAAATTGTCAGTTGAAGTAAGTAGAAAAGACATAGTTACAACAGAAATATCGGAAATAGTGTCTCCAGATAAGTTTCTAAAGGTGCCCGCACCTTCTTATTTGGAAATGTTAAATATTGATCCATTGCCGTCTCAGATGGCAATGGTTAATGCAGTAAATAATCCTAAGTATAGGTTTATAGTAGCAGCACTTTCCCGCAGACAAGGTAAAACATATATAGCTAATATTATTGGTCAGTTAGTCACTCTTATACCTAATTCCAATGTACTTATCATGTCTCCCAATTATTCGTTATCGCAAATTTCTTTTGACTTACAGAGAAGCCTAATAAAACACTTTGACTTAGAGGTTACTAAAGACAATGCAAAAGATAAAGTTATTACTCTTTCTAATGGGTCTAATGTTCGCATGGGCTCTATCAACCAGGTCGACTCCTGCGTGGGACGAAGCTACGACCTTATTATATTTGACGAAGCCGCACTTACAGATGGCAGAGATGCTTTCAACGTAGCTCTTCGACCTACTCTTGATAAGCCTAACTCTAAAGCTATATTCGTATCAACACCTCGGGGTCGGAATAATTGGTTTTCAGATTTCTACTATAGAGGCTACAGTGATGAGTTTCCAGAGTGGTGTTCAATCAAAGCAACCTACCAAGATAATCCTAGAATGTCCGAATCTGATATTTTAGAGGCTCGTAAATCCATGTCAGAAGCAGAATTTAAACAAGAATACGAAGCTGACTTTAATACTTACGAAGGGCAGATTTGGAGATTTGACTTTGAAGGACAAGTAAAAGACTTATCTCAGTTTGACACTAGTAGAATGGATGTATTTGCAGGGCTTGACGTAGGCTATAAAGATCCTACTGCATTCTGTGTAATTGCATATGATTGGGATTTAGAGCAGTTCTTCTTAGTAGATGAATACTTAGATGCAGAACGAACTACAGAACAGCATGCTGTAGAAATACAAAGACTAATAGATAAGTGGGATATTGACTATATTTATATTGACTCCGCTGCACAGCAGACCAGGTTTGATCTAGCACAAAATCATGATATTTCTAGTATAAATGCTAAGAAGTCAGTTTTGGACGGCATTGGACATGTTGCAGGAATAGTCGATAATAATACTCTGTTTGTAGACCAAGCATGCAGCCATACTCTAGCAAGTTTAGATGCTTATCAATGGGATAACAATCCCAACCTTATGAAAGAAAAGCCAAAACACAACATGGCATCGCATATGGCTGATGCACTCCGCTATGCACTATACTCATTTCAAACCAGTGGCGGTACATTTTAGTACAGGTAAGAAAAATAGTGTTTGACAATAAACCCTAAAGTAGTTATAATTTTGGATAAGAAAATGGAACTGAAAAGAGATTTAGTAAAATACATTAGAGATAAGGCGAAGTCGAAATACAAAAAAGGATGTGAATGCGAGATTTGTGGTGATACTGTAAAACTTGACTTTCACCATTTTCACAGCCTTACTCGATTAGTAGATAAGTGGGTTAAGCAAGAAAAGCTAGAGCCCTATCTCGTATTAGAATGGCGAGAAGAATTTATTGAAGAGCATGATGCAGAGTTATACGAATATACTGCTACGTTATGTCATAAGCACCATTTGCAACTACACTCTATATACGGCAAAGACCCACTTCTAAGTACTGCCTCAAAGCAGGAACGCTGGGTAAAAATTCAAAGAGAAAAACATGGCTTGGTATGATAATATCCTAGGAAAGAAAGCAGATGATGCAGACATGCACTATAAGCTTAATCCTGTTCAACAGTATCTCCAAGAGATGACCTCAAGTAGAGAAGATCATCAAAGCTACGAAAGATACTACGAAGAACTAGAGATAGTTAATCGTGGCGTAAACATGATTGTAGATGATGTTGCAGAAATACCTGTACGTGTTGGTTTGCCTACTAAAGCTAAGAGTATTGTAAAAGGCATAAAAAGATCTAAGGTTGATCTTTTGCTTAACACAGAGCCAAATTTATATCAAGACGTTAGCACATTCAAAAGACAGTGCGTAACAGATTATCTACTAGACGGCAATATTTTTATTTACTATGACGGTGCTCATTTATACCATATTCCTGCGGATAACGTTACTATACATAGTGACCCGAAAACTTACATTTCAAGCTATGAGTATAATGACGTAAAGTACAGTCCAGATGAAATTATACATATAAAAGAAAATTCTTTTCATAGTATTTATCGCGGTGTTTCTCGTTTAAAGCCTGCAGTTCGTACAATGAAAATTATCAAGTCTATGCGTAACTTTCAAGATAACTTTTTTAATAATGGAGCTGTTCCAGGTTTAGTACTAAAGTCTCCAAATACTTTATCAGAAAAGATAAAAGAAAGAATGATACAGTCCTGGAGCGCTAGATATAACCCTTCTACGGGCGGTCGAAGACCTTTAATTTTGGATGGTGGAATAGAAGTAGATGATCTCACAAATGTAAATTTTAAAGATTTAGACTTTCAAAATGCAATTCTAGAAAACGAAAAGATTATAGTTAAATCACTTGGCATCCCATACCTTATGCTAGACTCTGGTAATAATGCTAACATTCGTCCAAATATGCGAATGTATTATTTGGAAACTATACTTCCTATTAATAGAAAAATCAACTACGCTCTAGAAAGATTTTTTGGGTTTGAAATAAAAGAAGATACAACTGATATTCCTGCTTTACAACCAGAGCTAAGAGATCAATCAGCATATTATACATCTTTAGTTAATGGTGGTATAATTACTGCAGCAGAGGCTAGAGATAGATTAGGCTTCGATGAGATTGATAATACACAAGACATTCGCGTTCCTGCAAATATAGCAGGTTCTGCAGTAAATCCAGATGAAGGCGGAAGACCCGCAGAAGAGGAAGAATAACTATGGCTAAAAAAATTCAAAAAGGAAAGATGAAGAAAAAACTAGGACTTTTATTTATACAAAAAGGAAAGTTTTTAACGTCTGAAGAATACACAGCATTAGCAAAAGAGCAGCCCGTCCTAGGAAGTTCAGTCAGACGACTTTTTGGCAGTTATGCCAAAATGTTATCGTCTCTTAAAGAGGACGAGGCATTAGTAGCCTTAGTAGAACAGTCTGCAGAACTACAAAAACCAAAAGCTAAACCAGTAGCAGAAGCTAAGCCAGCAGCAAAAGCTAAACCAGTAGCAGAAGCTAAGCCAACAGCAAAAGCTAAATTAGTCCCTAAGTTTGGGGCAAGTAAATCAGAGAAATAATATGGATAAAATCTTACATGTAGCCTCTACGTTCAAATCTCATGAGAATGATGACGGTAGCGTTATGATTCGAGGTATGGCAAGTACTAACCACTCTGACCGAGCCGGAGATGTGATCTCTGCAGAAGCTTGGACTAAAGGTGGTTTAGAGAATTTTAAAAATAACCCTGTAATCTTATTTAATCACGACTATGATAAACCTATTGGTCGTGCAACAGGTGTTAAAGTAACAGAAAACGGACTAGAGTTAGAAGCAAAGATTAGTAAATCTGCTCCTGCCGCAGTCTGTGAACTAGTAAAAGACGGTGTTCTTGGAGCCTTTTCCGTTGGTTTCAAAGTCAAGGATGCTGATTATCTAAAAGAAACTGACGGATTAATGATTAAGGATGCTGAGTTGTTTGAAGTATCAGTTGTATCGGTACCATGCAATCAAGCAGCTACTTTTTCGCTAGCGAAATCTTTTGACTCACAAGCTGAGTACGAAGAGTTCAAGAAAACTTTCACCAATCGTGTAGATCTAACAGGTCAGTCTCTGACCAAAGAAGATGAAATTTCATCCAACCTGGTTAGTGACACACCTACAAGCTCCGATTTATCGGAAAAACAGGAGATCAAAATGGATTCTAAAGAACCCACAATCGACTTGGAAGCATTTGCTAAGAAAGTAGCTGATGAAACTGCTGCTAAAATTGCAATGAAACAAGCCGAACAAAAAGCCGCTGA